ACATAGGAGATGAGATTAAGAGAATACGCACAGCACAATGGGATAGATTCTCAGTACGATTTTCAGATTACACCAGAGATATACTATCAGCTAACTCAGAAGAGATAGCAGACAAAGGTGTGATATGCCCAGAGCAGACAGGCAAGGCTAAGAGCTGTGCCGATTGTGGTCTGTGTTGGTCAATGAAGAAGCAACCAGTTATATTTAAGACGCATTGACATAGTGATATGATAGTGCTATTATAAGATATTCTTTAGAGCGGGAATGGCGATACTAGTCAGCCTATAAACCTAAAGATAGAGATGACCAGTAAATGCCTTCTTAGACTTTTTAAGGTACATCTGTGGTAAGACACAGCAGGTCTCGTGGCTTTGGCATACCCACATCTCGGCTATTAACGACAACAAAGGAGGTCACATGACTGAATCAATAAAACGCCTAGACTTTGAGGGCGAAATAAGAAAGCGAGTAGGCTCAAAGTTTTTCTCTGCTTGCTTTATAAAGAAAGATGATAGCACTAGAGTTGCTAACTGTAAGTTCAATGTAACTAAACATCTAAAGGGTGGTGTCAGAACTACTGACCCTAAAGACTACATGATTGTATGGGACACAGTCAATAATAAATACATCAATGTATCTCTATCTAGATTACAATGGATTAAGTTCAATGGTAATATGTATACTGTACAGGTGACACCCAAAGGTAGAAAGCTAAAGCTAGCTATTGTTAGTACTTTAATATAACAACTTGATACAGAGCCAAAAAAGTGTTAATATACTATATTGATTACGAGCATAGTAAAACACTAAGCATGCTACAGAGGTAGTGTTCGTATTCAAGGGGTAGGTGTGGTCGTTGCCTACCCCACTTTATGGGGGTGCAGGTCAGAGTACTCACAAGCCGTTTAAACATTGCGGCCTACGGACACCCCCACCCACTTTAATCACTTGACATAAGCTAACAATCATGGTATAAGCAAAGCATGAATTACAGAGAACAAGCAGAAGTAATAAGAAACATACCAATACATACAGGGCAGTCCATAAGAATGGATTGCCCTTTTTGCTTTCATAACAATACTTTACAGCTGACCAAAGAAAGTGGGCAGATGAAATGGTATTGCTTTAGTGCTTCTTGTACTGCTAAAGGAGTTCTTGACACAGACAAAACAATGGAGGATATCACGCACATGATAAAGAAAAAATCAGAGGATAAGATAGATTGGAAAGTGCCACAGCATTTTACAGTTGGTCATTCTACTCACCAAGTATCTAGATATTTAGGGAGAAACAATTGCACTGATGCATATAATCAAGGCAGGGCAGACATAAGATATGACCCACAAAATCATAGGGCTGTATTTATGATTAAGGATAACACAGACAAAATAATTGGTGGTGTTGGCAGAGCATTACGATCTGATATACTTCCTAAGTGGTATGTGTATGGTAGAAAAGATTATCCGTTTATATGTGGTGAGGGGGACACTGCTGTAGTAGTTGAAGATTGTGCGTCTGCTTGTGCAGTGTCCCAAGATTTTGTAGGAGTTGCACTCATGGGTACAAGTCTTTCAGATTCTTTTATACCAGTCATACAAAAAAATTATAAGAAAGTTATTGTTGCATTAGACAGAGATGCAACAACTAAATCATTTGATATAGCAAAAGAATTGTCTAGTACAAACATAGAAACAAAAGTAGTTATGTTGGAAGATGATTTAAAATATTTTAGACCTGCACATATAAAGGAGATACTATGCAAGAACGACAACTAATAAAATTATTATTAAAGAAAAAGTTTTACGATAATAATAAAAGCAAAGTTTCTAAGACTACATTTACTAATGGTCTTGGAAATGTTTTTACTACAATACAGAAAGCACACGAAGAGTATCAGCAAGACCTATCAATAGATGAGTTGATAGATTTACATTTAGAAAAATATAATCCTGCATTGACCAGAGCTGCAAGAGTAAACTTTCAATCTATGGTAGATGAGATAAGAAAAGAACAAGAGCCAAGTGAAGATGTTGCCGCAGATATTTTAACTGCTGTACATAAAAGAAATCTTGCACACAAAGTTGCTGTTGTTGCTACTGATATATTTAATGGGCATGACAGATCATTTAATGATATCAAAGACTTACTTGAAGGCACACAGACAGAAACACAAGAAGAAGAAGCAGTAACAGATGACATAGGAGAACTGATGGACAGTTTAGACATACAAACTAAGTTTGAATTTAACTTACCAAGTTTACATGAACAAGTTCCAGGTATAGGTGCAGGTAACTTAGTTATATTATTTGCTAGACCAGAGTCTGGTAAGACTGCATTCTGGGTTAATCTAGTAGGTGGCATACAAGGTTTTGCATCACAAGGAGCAAAGGTACACGCACTAATCAATGAGGAACCTGCAGTAAGAACACAGATGAGAGTGATTAATGCACACACAGGCATGACTAAAGATGAGATTGTAGACAACATGGATGTTGCAAAAGATAAATGGAAGGATATAAAAGATAATGTTAAACTTATGGATACTGTTGATTGGACTATTGATGATGTCAATAATCATTGTGAGCAACATAAGCCCGACATACTTATCATTGATCAGTTAGATAAAGTAAATGTTGTTGGTAATTTTTCACGAACAGATGAGAAGCTACGGGCTGTATACACAGGAGCAAGAGAGATAGCAAAGCGACATGACTGTTGTGTGATAGCTATATCACAAGCATCAGCAGACGCACATGGTAAGACAAGTATATCGTTTGACATGATGGAAAACTCTAAGACAGGTAAAGCTGCAGAGGCAGACTTGATCATAGGTATAGGTAAACATGGTAGTTTAGATTCACTTGACACTACAAGAGTATTGTGTATAAGTAAGAATAAGATATCAGGTTATCATGGAGAGATAACTTGTAATATCGAGCCACAACTATCAAGGTATAGAGTATGATTACAGTATTAGATGTAGAGACTAGCTTTCAGATTGTAGAAGGTAAAGTAGACCCCCTACCTTTTAATCCACATAATTTTTTAGTTAGTATAGGAGTCAATGATGATTACTATTTTTTTAATCACAATGACAAAGAGTTTGACACACAGACAAATCATAAAGCAGTCCAAGATATACTAAATAAAACTAAACTATTAGTAGGGCACAACATAAAGTTTGATTTAGTATGGCTACTAGAGTCTGGCTTTAAATATGATGGCAGGCTATACGACACAATGATTGGTGAGTATGTACTGCTTAGAGGATTGCGTAAACCATTGTCCCTAAAGGAGATATGTAAACGCAGAAGCATATCACAAAAATCTGACGCAGTAGATCAGTATATGAAAGATAAGATATCATTTGAAAACATACCAATAGATATCATTGATGAGTATGGCAGACAGGACGTAGTATCTACTAGGGCTTTGTTTGATTCACAGATGGTTGACTTTAAAAAATCAGATAACAAAGGACTACTTAAATCTGTTAAGATGATGAATGAGTTTCTGCCTGTACTTGGAGAGATGGAAAGGAATGGTATTAACATAGATATACCAGGACTTGATGAAGTTGAAACATTATTTAAAGAAGAGTTTGGCACTATCGCACAACGCATTAAGCATATAATATGGGAGCAGATGGGAGACACACCACTAAATCCTGCAAGTGGTGAGCAACTATCCTGGCTTATATATTCAAGAAAAGTTATAGATAAAAAGAAATGGTCAGAAACTTTTAACATAGGAATAGATAAGAGTACTAAAAGAAAGAAAAAAAGACCTATCTTTTCTAGGTCTAAGTTTAAAGATACTATAGACACACAGACAAAAGTTATTAGAAAAACTATTGCCACACACTGTGATGTCTGTGATGGTGATGGGGTAATGCAAAGAGTAAAAGTTAATGGCGACCCTTATAAGAACATGTCCAAGTGCCATGCCTGTGGTGGCCACGGTGTAATATACTCTGACACAAATAAGATTGCAGGCTTTCAGCAAAAACCTGTGGGTGTATCTGAGGTTGCAGATGGGGGCTTCAAGACAGACAGAGACACACTTAAAAAAATATCTATGAGATCAGACGGAGAGATAAAAGAATTTGTTGATTTAATTATAAGATACAATGCCATAGACACATACTTAAATACATTTGTAAATGGCATCAGAGATCATGTAAACGAAGATAGCATACTACATCCTAAGTTTATGCAGTGTGTTACAGCAACAGCAAGACTATCTAGTCGTGACCCTAACTTTCAAAATCAACCAAGAGGTAATACATTTCCTATTCGTAAAGTAATTACTTCTAGATTTAATGGTGGTCAGATTATGGAGATAGATTTTTCACAGCTTGAGTTTAGAACTGCTGTATTTTTAGCACAAGATAAACAAGGCATGAAAGATATAGAAGATGGTGTAGATGTCCACCAGTTTACTGCTGATACTATAGGAGTATCAAGGCAAGACGCAAAGGCACATACTTTTAAACCCTTATATGGAGGCATGTCTGGTACAGAAGATGAGAAAAGATACTATAAAGCATTCTTAGATAAGTACAAAGACATAGCAAAATGGCATGAAGACTTACAAAGCACAGCAATACAGTACAAAAAAATTAAAACACCATCAGGCAGAGAGTATGCTTTTCCGTATGCTCAACGAATGGCATGGGGTGGATCTAGTTATTCGACACAAATTAAAAATTATCCTGTGCAGGGTTTCGCTACAGCTGACATTGTTCCTATAGCTTGTATAAATGTATACAGATTAATCAAAAAGAATAAGATGAAAAGTTTAATGATTAACACAGTACATGATTCAGTTGTTGTGGACGTACACCCAGACGAAGTTAAAGATATGATAGAGATTTTACACAGAGGAACAGACAATGTGCTTCAATCTTTGCATGATTATTACAATATAGAGTTCAATGTGCCTTTAGAAACAGAGATAAAAAGTGGCTCTAATTGGCTAAATATGGAAGTAGTACACAGAGAAATACAAAAAGTAATTTTTTAACTTGACTTTTAGTGCAAAATAGTGTATAAGCAAACAAACCAACCAAAGGAGGACAATTTGATGTCTAATAATGAAGTAGCTAACATAGACGGTCTATCACAAGATCAGATCATGTCTATGATTGGCCAAGAAAAATCTTCTACTGGCAACTTCTTACCGAAGCTAGCCATAAATAGATTTCCAGAGAACGATGATGGTGCAGAAGTACCCGTAGGATCATACGGTGTATATGTTCCTGAACTAGATAGCATGGCTTACGGAAAGCCAGTAACGTTTAGGCCATTCATGAATGCATACCAATACATGAAGTACGATGCAGAAAAGAATGAGTACAGCAACAGAAGTATAATCTTTAAGTCTTGGAAAGATGAGGCTATAGATATACAAGGTGGCACAAGGTGTGGTAAGATACCAGCAAAAGAACTTGCTAACATTTCTGATGAAGAAAGAATGAAACAGAAAGCGATAAAGTGCTATCGTTTAGTTTATGGTTTAGTTTCTTTTAAAGGTTCTCTTCCAGGAGGAGAAGCAACAGAGGTTAAAGATTTACCTGTGTTGTGGAAAGTAACAGGCAGTAACTTTAAGCCTGTTGGTGAGGCAATAGAAAGTCTCAGACGCAGAGGCAAGGTTATGTTTAACCATACACTTGATCTTAAAACCATGAAGAAGAAAGCAGGTAGCAATGTATTTTATGTATCAAACATATCAGTTAATCCAGAGGAGGTTACATTTACTGACAAAGAGAAAGAGATTCTCTTATCTTTTCAGGATGTTATCAACACTGAGAACGAAGAGGTAGTAGAACTATGGCGTTCTGCTAAAAAATCTTCTCCTACTACAGCTGATGCAAAGATCATAGAAGCAACTCAAGATCTAGAAGATGATCCAGCGGAGATACTTGCTTCGTGAGTTCAGACATCCTAGAAAAAGTTAGGGTGTTTCTTGAAGCTGCATCGAAAGATGCGGTTGAGGTATCCGATGATTTGATTACTCAGTTTGGTGACGCTTGCATGGAATCATTCCGCAAGCAATTCACTGACCAAAGAAAAAAAGAGTTTGGTCTTAGAGCATCAAACATCGGAAGACCTTTATGCCAATTACAGATGGAGAAGAGGGGTATCAAAGGAGAGTCACAGCCATATAATTTTAAGATGAGAAATTTTTTTGGTGATTTAGTAGAGCAAGCCGCTATGATAATTATGAAAGCATCTGGTGTAGAGGTACAGTCAGAGCAGACAAAGACAGAATATAAATTAGATGGCGTAAGTGTCAACGGCACACTTGATGTAGAGATTGAAGATAAAGTATGGGATATCAAAAGTGCATCACCATGGTCATTTACTAATAAGTTTGGAGAGAATGGTGGCTTTCATGCAGTAGCAGATGATGACTTATTTGGATATCTAGCACAAGGTTATATGTATGCAGAGGCTAGACAAAAACCATTTGGTGGATGGATTGTTATTAACAAATCTACAGGAGAGTGGGTACTAACAGAAGCACCAATGGCTGATGATGAATACAAAGAGAAAGCAATTAGTGATATTGATAATAATATTAGAG